TTGATCGCCAGCACGCTACCCGGCAGCACTGGGTTGTTGTCGTCGTAGACAATCTTGACCCTGATAACCGCCTTGTCTGGTGCAGGTTGCCGCACTTGTTCCTTGTTTGATCCGTACTTCTCGGTGCATTCAACGATCTGATCGTTGTGCTCAAGGACAAACTGACCAATGGTGTCGAACACATCGACTTTGTTGTCAACGGCCTGCTTGCGGAATGATAGTACGCAGTCGATCAGATACTGGGTTGTTGCGTCCACATCGAACGGGAACAGACCAAGTTTCTTGCCGATGGTGCCCATGATCCACCCTGCAACGATGGCGGTCTTGTAGAACCGCTCCTGCGGTGCGAACACAAAGTTGAACTTGCGCAGGAACGCTTGCTCACCTTTCTTCCAGATAAGCTCCGGCCCGCCAGTCTCGACAACTGCAGTCACCAACTCAGGGAACGCCCAGCCGTTGTTCTTTTCGACAAGCTCAAAGAACTCAGAACTCTGGTTGTAGCCGTCCTCCCGAACCTGCACGAACGTGCGGTCATGCTGGTGTAACTCCAAGCAGCGAGCCATCAGCGGGTCATTGTTTGCCTGCACGCTCAAGAACTTTTGATGCAGAGACACGTTGGTAGACACAATCGTAACGCCACACCATACTTTTGGTTTGCGTAAGTTGCGGTCTTTGGTGAGCGCCATCTTCTCACGGCCCTGACTAAGGTCATACACAACACCAGTCAAAGCGTTATCGTCTATGGTTGTCAGCTCATCTATCGAGCACGGCAGGCTGTTGAGCATCCCGCGAAGACTGTATAGCGCGTTGAGTGTGTCCTGCTTGTTCAAGAACAAGTCTTTGGGGTTGCCAATTAGGCTATTGGCTGCGATAAGTGACAGGCTCTTGCCCGTTGTGGTCTCTGGTGAGTAGATAGATACGACAGCACAAGCGTTGCCAGCCACCTTACCCAATATACCCGTAGTCGCTAGCAGAATCGAAGCGCGGATGTTTTCTGTGCCGGGTACGTTGAGCATGTCCATAGCCCGCACCCACTCATCGCGAGACCCATGTGGCTTGATAATTTCAGCGTAGCTATCGGCAGGATTTTTGAGCCTGCGTTGTGTGGCTCCTGCTGGTGAACCAATGATGTTTTCCCCACACAGGAACGACCCGTCCTCTTGCCAGCCGAACGACACGTAGTCTTGCCCGCTCGGTGTCATGCTCTGCACCATCGTCAAGTAATCCATCAGATACGCCCTCAACCTTTCTTGTTGCCCCAAAGCTTTCACGTAGATCTGCCGATTAAGCAGGAACGTGGAGAAGTCTTTGCCAATGGTTGCCACTGAAGACATCTCATGGTCTTCTTCCTTCCAGCCCACCATAGGGAACTTCACCGCCAAACGAAACGCGGACTTGTGTGTCTCTGGATCGTTGAACACGCCTGTGACGTGCATCTCGTACGTGCTGACCAACTCGTGCTCTATGGTCTCTGAAGCGATCTCGTTGCCGTTTGAATCAGTGGTGGTCGTCTCTGAGACGACCTCTCTATAAACCTTGTTATCCATGATCACGTAGGTCTTGGGCAACGTGACCGGGAGCTGCTCACCATCCTCTGTTGTAATCTCTGTCTCTGTCACCACAGACAACTGTGCTGGGCTGGTGATCTGCCCCTTGTATGGGCACCCTTCGCAGCCTGCGCTACATAGCTGCTCAAACTTGGCGCAGGTTGTTGGTCCTGTGCCGTTCCACTTAGTCAGCTTATCCATGTTGGCATCCAGATCGAAGTCTGGGTGCTTGCCTGCCAACTTGATCACAGCCACTTGCGGGTCTGTTGCATGCTTAGCCAAGCCCAACGACGCACGCCACAACGGCTCCTGCACCGGACGACCTGCTGCATCTGTGACGCCACCCGACGCGACCAGTGCTCCGACCTGCTTGCAACGCTCTGCGACCGCATCAATCAGCACATCGTTGGAGTTGAGAACCGCGTCAGCAATGGATGACTTACCCTTGCCTGCCTTGCGCGATGGCGCTGTGGCTTTCGGTGCTTTGCTCAGCCATGGCTTGAGCACTCCGAACAATGCAACTGGCTCATAGTCTGGGCAATCGCGCTTGCACTCTACAGGCTTCCATGGAGTTTGTTTCTTGTGGTTGGTGCCCACTGGGCGCAGCACCATCGACGGGTCATGGATTTTGCTGGTGTCGATGACAACGCTCTGCTCTTCGAGCGCAACACGCAGTGCAGTTGATGCCTTGACCCAGTGATCCTTAGCCACCGCTTGAGTGAGCGGCCAATACAGGTGAATACCACGCCCTGAAGAGATGACCATGGGCTGCGGCATGCCGATCACTTTGAGCGCAGCGGCCATGGCATCCCAGCCTTCTTTCTGCGTCTTGTACGGCTTGTCTTCCCCGATGTCGAGGTCAAGGGCCAATGCCTTGAACCATGTTGCTTGTTCCTGTTTGCGCTGCCATTTGCGCTTGCCGTTGTTGTCGGTGTATGCGTGACCGCTGAATGCGCCAACGCCAAAATAAACTGTTGTCGTGGGCTCTTGATCCCACTTCGCTATCGCTGCTACTGCATCGTCCAAGTCTGCAAATGACCCACGGTTCCAGAAGATACCGCGTGGGTTCTGTCCCGATGGATCGGGCTTGTGTGTGCAGATTACGATCTCGTCTTGCTGGGCGAATACGCGAGTCAAAAAGTGTTTCGTGTCCAAAGCCTGCCCCCAGATGAAAACCCCGGCCTGAGCCGGGGGACTGTACTCTACGCGACGATTCTATTACTCGTCGAACAAGCTGTCGATCTTCGCCGCCAGCTCGTCTGTTGCCTTAACCGCTGAGACGACAGGCTTGGCAGGTTTCTGTGGAACCTCCTGAGACTTCATGGAACTCTGTGGTGTTTCTTCCTCTTCATAGGCATCATCGACCGCCTGTGGTTTGGGTGCAACAGCAATTGCCTGCTGGGTTGGCGGTGCCGCCAGTGCTGGGCCTGTGCTCTGGGGAGCGATCTGCCGGGTAGCCACTTTCACAGGCTCGCTTTCTAGCAGGTTGTCCACCCTTGAGATCGCCTTCTCAGGAACGTAGCCCTTTTGTTTGAAGGTGATCTTGGGGTAGCTGGCCTGATCGTCAAAGCCAAGCTCGGTGATGACCTCTTCCGGCCCGATGCCATAGTTGCCGAGTTCTTTGAAGTACTCGCGCAAAGCTTTCATGCCGCTTACAGGCACGGTCAGGCTGTACACCTTGCTCGGGTCGGCAGCGGGCACAACGGCCAGATGACGCTGGTCTGCGCACATCTTGGACTTCGCACCAGAGGGCAGCACTTTGGAGCCCAGCACGTTGTGAGGGCAGTCGGCGCAAGAGCCATGCACCGGAGCCTTGACCGAAGCGTCAGGCTTCAAGCCATCGTTCGACCAGCAGTCAGGGCGGACGTTCTCAGCCGAGGCATCGAACTGCTTGCCATAGAATACTTTGGAAACCCTAGGGTTTGCACCTACGATGATCGTGTCGAGGGTGACACCTACGGTAGTCTCAACGCCGTCTTCGTTCAGGCGGTAGCGACCAGCACGGATGCTGATGCGCGGAATGCTGATGCCGTCACTGACGATGGCCGAGGCCACGGACGATTTAGTACCCGCCTGCTGGCGAGCTGCGATACGCGCTGCGATGTGCGCTGGGACGTTGGTGATATTGCTCACGAGTTACTCCTTGTTCTGAGCTTTGCGAAGATTGAAAACACGGTTCGAGGAAAAATTCACCCCCGGAGGAGGTGCGCCGTTGGCCTCGATGAAGCTCTTGACCCCGGTCTTCGATGCACGGGCCTCGACCATGTCCCATGCATCGTGTTCTTTGCAGTAGTTGAAAAATTCCTCACGGGACGCCACTGTCGCAGTGTGGTGCGTAGACCAGTAGACAGTGCCGTAGGAAGTCTTGACGGTCTCAAGCCCGTCCTCGATTGCCTTGGCAGCAATCCAGCTCTCAAGGATGTTGAGCTTTTCCTGCAGCGCAGCCTTGGCTGCTTTGTGTTCGCGTTCAAGCTCTTCGACTTCTTTGCGGACGCTGAGGTACCGCTCTGTTGCAATCTCATAGTTCATGTTTGACCTCTTTAATCATCGTCACTGTTGACGCCCTGCACGAGCGACAAAAATTCCGCAAGTGTGTTTTTCTTCGCACGGAGCCTGCGGTATAGCTCTGCCTCGAAGCCTGTGGCCCAGATGTGCCATACAGTCGTTTTGCCAGTAGTCGTCAATCGACGAATCCTAGCGTTAGCTTGTTCATACTGCTCAAGTGAATAAATCGGCGCGAACCATATGATGTCCTTAGCCCGTGTCAAAGTCAATCCGTGAGCCGCTACCTTTGGGTGCGCAAGCAACACCTTGATGCTGTCTGTGTGCTGGAAGTCATTGAAGATCTGATCACGCGCCTTCTTGCTGACATCTCCATGCACTGAAGCAACATCAAAACCATCAGCAGTCAGCTTCTCTTGCAACCAATCTTGCACCCCTCGAAGCGGGACAAACACGATAGCCTTGTCACCTATCTCTGTGAGCAACTCAGTGAGGGTATTATACCTCTCCGAGGCGTCGATGGCAATCGTTCCGTTGTCGCTGTACACCACGCCGCAACAGATCTGAAGCATCTTGCTTAGCGCTACCGCTGCGTTGGGCGCAGTCACTGAGCCTGCTGCAAAGATCGTCACAGCTTTGTCCTTCATGTCCTTGAAGGCTTTCTCCTGCTGCTTGGTCAGCTCTGTCTTACGTCCCACGAAGTTTGTGTCTGGCAAGTCCTTGCACTCATCGAGCGAGAACCTGATCGACGGCTGAAGAACCTTCTTGCATGTATCAAGCGCGTTGGTCCTCGGTATCCATCGGAATGTAGACACCTTCTGCATCACCTGATCCTTGAACGTCGTGAAGCTCTTGGGACAGTTGGGCGAGTCCACTAACCTTGCGAGTGTCCACGCATCAGCAGGCGTCTGCGAGATCGGAGTGCCCGTCAGCAGCCACAGCCACGGCTGGTTTGCCTGAGCCCACTTGGCGAAGATCTTGTACCGCTGCGAGCTTGGTGACTTGAGCGCAGTTGCCTCGTCGTAGATCACAACATCGAAGTCCTTCAAGTACGCCTGCATGTTCGTGAAGCCGTCATGATTGATGATGACGTACTGCACCCCCGGAGTGTCAAGCAACTGCAGCCGCTTCTCTTTGCTTCCTATGCATACGACGAACGAGCGATGCGACAGATGATGGCGCAGCTCTCTGGCCCACACAACCTTGAGCGTTGACAGCGGCGCAATGATCAGTACCTTTTTAGCGATGCCCTCAGTGAGCAAAAAGTCAGCAGCCCACAGCGAACTAATCGACTTGCCAGTGCCCGGTGCGTTGAGGCATAGCGCTCGCTTGTGCATGGTCAGGAACGCAGCGGTCTCCTTCTGGTGATCCATCGGCGCAAAGCGAGCAGGCCAGTTGTAGTACTCCAAGATCGGAGCAGGCACAACGAAGCCAAGGTTACGCAGCACCATGGACTCCTCCACGCCGTATGGCATGGCAACCATCGACTCACCATCCATGTCGAACGTCTTCGCGTGCGGGATGCACTGAGCAACGGCGGAGTTCGCCGTGCTGTTGATGACGATCTTTCGCTTCTCAGGTATTACGAGCATTGATTGCAACCCACGCTTTGAACGTGAGCGTCCATTGATCTACGCTGGTTTCTCTTACGATCCACACTTCTCCACCAGCCTTCGTCGCGGCGGCGATCTCTTTTTCTTGATGCGCAGTGGTTGTGCCTTTGCCGAACTTGGTCTCTATTGCAAACGGACAGCCGTTGACCCAGCCAACAAAGTCAGGGATACCTGCACGTCCGTAGCCGTTCGCAGGAGGCATGAACCACCAGCAGTCAGGTGTGCTGCTCAGGACTTGCTTGACGATCTTCTTTACGTCACCTTCGTTCTTCATGAAAGCTTCCTTTCGCCTGTCTCAAATTTTTCTCGCCCGTCAACGGAGTTGTGCGTTGCGATCCAGAACTCATCGTCTAGGCTTGGCTCGCACCAGCAATCATCAGTAAGTACGTGGATGCCCTGCTCGTCTTCGGGCAAGATGTGGGTCACAGTGTACCCACATTCAGTGATTCCAACAATCCTAATCCATGTCATTTTTCCTCCTTGCTCTGTCCCAAGCTAGCACCAGCGTCAGTCGGTTCGGATAGCCCGACGCCGCCATGATCCTAGTCACATACGCCTCTATCGTTCTTGGACTGAGCCTCAGCTTCCTAGCCACCAGATCCGTCTGCCCGAATTCACACAGTGCGTCTAGCACTCTTGCCTGCATTGGAGTGGCTTCTATTTTTTTCATTTGTTGTTCGGGCAGTCTCTGCCTTGGTTGCAATGATGGTTGCACGGCGGGCAAGACTTGTACGGTATGCCTCCGGGCCAATCGTCGAACAGTGGCATAGGGTCTTGCTCCCTTGCTCGTATGGCGTCGGCAAGATTCAAAGCTCCGTTACCGAAGTCATCCTCACACACCTTCGCACACGCCTCACGCTCGAAAGCAGCGACAAGGGCGGCGAATTGACGCAAGCATTTGTTCTCACCATCAAAGCCAACGAACCCCGCCTCCCGCGCCATGCGGGTGATGTCATCTCGGGTCATACTTCGCTCCTGACTGAATTCATGTCCACGTTGACGTACCAATCACGCAATGCCCATGCGTCGTACAGCGCATGGTGTGGATTACTGGATACCGTATCCACCCGCAAGACCTGCATCGTCAGTGGCGGCGTGTCCAAACGTGTGCCGGGGCCGGTGACCAGCACTTTACAAAACCACATGATGTCTTCGGGCCAGTCGGCAATGATGTGCACGCTGTCAAATTGAGACATGAACTCTTGCAGTTTGCTCTGAAGTTCGACGAGCGACACCCATTGCTTGCCGAGTTTCGGCATGACGTTTTCAGCAACCCAAGGATCTGGATTGTCGCAGCCAAGAACCTCGTAAAAAGATCGACCATCCTCCGCAACCAGCGCCAATGAGATTAGCTCACCTCCGTAGCTATTCCACTCGCCATCAATAAAAATGTTCATGTGTTCTTCTCCTTGAGTTTGGCTTCGATGGCTTTCATTAGGTCTTCGTCGTCATGCGATGGGTCACCCCACCCGACAACTTCTCGCCAGATATTGTTGCGCTCCTCATCCGTCAGGCCCACCCACTCACGCTTGTAAATCTCGGCCTCTGGCTCTCCCCACACAGACTCAAGGGCCGCGCTCCACGGGACGGAGGGTTGCTCCGGCTGCGCCAGCCTCTC